GTAACATAAATTTCCTTATTAAGCACAGCTTGTTCGCCTAACATGGCAAATGCAGGGAAATAGAAATCGTAGCGGGTCTCACGACTCCACATACGTGAAAGTCCTTGTTGATATGTTAAATCGGCTCTGATACTTACCAGACCGATAATAATTCCATGTTCAACAAATGATTGAGTAAAGCCATGATTATGAGCGAGGGCAGTACCCATAGAAGCAAGTGTACCGAGAGGTGTATTAGTCCCAGTCGCAGCCGATGCGCTGGTTTGAGCAATGGGGTTGATATTGATCGGTGTAGAACCGCCTCCGAGGTATTCAGGCCGTTGGAGTCGAGCATCTGGCGAGATAACGCCAAAATGCGATCTGATGATTTCTGTATATCGTGTTCCACCTCGTGCGTCCCTCTCGAGTAGTTTTTGAATCTGAAATGATTGACGTAATTGGTTAATTGTTGCAGATGTAGCTTCGCTTAAATCTGCATATAGGCCAGTATTACTGCCGAACTTAATTGTGTCTCCGTTCGTCCAGCTTGCAATAGATGCTGGGCCGTATGAAGATGAACCTGATCTCCATGTTACATCTTGGTTTGGTGTATTTGGTCCTGACCATTTGACAACAGTATTGTCAGAAAGAATTGGAGCAGAAGCTCCTAATGGCAAAGTAATGGCATCGCCTTTTTGTGGCCACGGCAATGCTGATGTGAAGTAGTCTTTGCGCTTGCCACGACGTAATAATTCGTAATTGGCAGCTGCAGTAGTATCAGTTACATCGCCTTTATATACGAGTACTGAGTCTTGTAAGTTTTCATCTCGGAACCATTCGTTCCAGATGAGGTTATAGCCACGAGTCCAGAATGATCCGTGGTCTATAGTTTTTGCTGGATCAACTTGTCCGACTGTTGGTAATCCCATATAGTCTTGTAGTGATCCTACGGCGTAACCGCCGGTTGGTGATGTTTGTTGCGGTACAACGTAATCGATTGAATCGTCTGGATTATCTTGTTGGCCCATAAATCGTTGCCAGTTATCCCAGACTAATCGGTTTGGTACAAAGAAGAAGAATGAATCCATCACCATGTTGTCCATAATTGGGAACAACGGTGTAGATAGACGTGCAAATGCCGTCATTTTTAAATTGAATGTGTCTCCGGGTAATACCTCGTCGACGTATACGGGAACTAGGTAACCAGCATCGAATGTGGTTTTGTGTGCCGACTGACAGTCGAACTTAGAGCGGGGAATGTCCGCTTTTGGAATCATAGTGAACTGATGTACGTTTACTGATTTATTGCGGTGCATTTTTGCTCCTAAGTTGTTGCGGGAGAAAGATAAACCCTTTCTCTCCGCTATGTTTTATTAAGTGGTAATTTTTACCTGTTTCCCTAAGGATAGTAGTTTTGGTTGATCATGTAAAGAGAACAGACCAGTATTGTCATCAAATGTGCCGAATTCATATAAATCGAAATCGTCTGAATGATGGTATAGCTGATTATCATCAGCTTGACGGTTTATCTCATCCGAGAAAGACCGTATGGCGACACCAACAGAAGGCACGAACATTGGTCGTGCATATGCGTCCGCTGCGCGGTCTTTTACTGAACAGAGTGTTAAATTCATGAGGATTTTTCCTTAAGTGAGGGTACGTTTAAGTTTTCTTAATCTGGCTTTTACTACCTTTGCTTTTACTGCAAGTCGCTCGGGTGTATTGTCCAGATGTTTAAGTCTAGCAGACTTTTCTCGTTCATATTGTATTTCGTCAAACTCATAAGGGTTTTCCTTATTATATTTTTTATCATAGTATTTTGGTGGTTTGACTTTTTTTTCATTAAAGACGACGTAGTCGTGAGGATAAACGTCGCTTTTATATTTTTCAAGCCATGACGTTCCGATTCCGGGCTTCAGGCTCATTTTTGCGTATTCAGGGCGTCTTTGGATTATTTCCCCAGTAGTGAAGTCGACGTCTTGGTAGTGTGATTCGGCTTGTTTACCTTTTACTTTTTTAAGAACGTATCGAGTAACGTAGCCAATTGAGTCCCAGTTAGCGTCTCCAACGGAGGAATAACCAAATGGCCAGAGGGCTTCAAGCTCTTCGGATCTATAAAGCATAGAACCAGCGGGAGTCCTTTTCCATAATTTCTTATCATTGAAATCGTAGCCGAAGATAATGGCGTGGAAGTGAGGTCGGCTGAAATCGTCGCCATATTCTCCAGCCATGTAGTAGCGTATTTTGTGAGGTTGTAATCTCTTTCTAAGTCTTTTGAGAAACAATTGAAAGTGTTCATGGTGTAGCGATCCATCGCTTGGGAGATTGTCATCATTATATGTGAGGGTTATGAAAGAGTTTTTTTCATGCATTTGCGCTTCGTGAGTACAGCGCATAGTCCATTGACGTGCATGTTCCATACGGCAGCTATCGCATTGACCGCATGGGATTTGTATTTGGCGATGACTATCGTCATCGCTTTCCTTAAACGACAAAACCCGATGAGGTTTATCGTTTGCGTGAATAGTTTGATAACCGCTTAAATAAGCGGTTATAGGAGAAGTACAGGGCATGTGAGGTGCCTAGAGGTTTTTAGAGCCTCCAGCCTCCACGTTGTGGGGCTGATCTCATATTTGGACTTTTAGTCCGTGAAGAATGATGTCTGAAAGTCCTAGCGGACTTCTTTTTGCTTACGCCTTTTCGATGCATGTACATATTTTCTCCTTTAGTGGTTGTTTGGTGTCACCTAGCACAGTAATATCAAGTAGTATTACTGTGCTGCGGGCTCATCGCCCGCTTTTTCCGAGGTACTCTCCACGATTGGAGCACTCGCCTCGGTTTTTGAGACGAGGCCAAGTTTGATGGCTTCGTCTTTATTTTCAGGATTATTCAAGAATTCAATCAATTCTTGAGGATCATTGTTAAATTGGGCTCTTAAATGAGCCGGTAAGGTCATAAATTCGCTCTCTGCCGCGATAACTTGATTTAAGGCAGAGTGGTAGTCTCCGACACCGGTAAAGTCGCCATAACGTGGCGACATTGCTTTTTGGGGTAGTAAGCCAGTTACGTTGAACTGGCGGAGGATATTATTAATATCCGTTTCGTCTTTGAAATGCTGCTGAGTCCGGCTAGCGTCCTCACAACGCAGGCCAGACTCATTTGACGCAGCAACTGTATCGTAATTATAAGGATTACGAATAAATGGATGATTTTTCATTTTGATAACTTTTGACGTAGTTTATTAAAAGTTTCTTCCGCACCCTGTTTGTTAAACATCGGGATGCGTTTTTTCTCTGCAACATCCTTAGCGGAGTTTGCAATTCGTTTTAAGTCCCGATACCAATATGGATCGGCACTAGGTGCAACATTTTCTTGCACGTTTTTAGTTTGAGCGCCAGTTAAATTTCTGGTCGCGCGTAAATTGAGAATTTCTTCATCAAGTTTACGTATTTGTTCTTGTAAGTTAACTTTTTGCTGAGTAGACAATGATGTGTCCTCAGCAGTTTTTAAGGTCATAGCCTTAGTTTGTATTGTATCTGCCTCAGTCTTAATAGCTTGGGCAGTAGTTGCGGTTGTTTGACTAGCTTTTAAGTCAAGATCCGCATTATTTGTAGCTAATGCTTGATAGCCGGCTACACCGGCACCAAGAGCGTTTTCCATCTTAGCAGTAGAAACGCTTCCCATAGCTCCAGTAGGTACACCAGCTCCGCCTTGAGAATATGCAAGCATGGGATTTAACCCAGCTTTTTTCATATCTTCAATAGCGGTCTGGTATTGGGTTTGTCGCATGCGCTCCTGAAAGGCCATTTGCGCTTGCGCTTGTTCAGCCGATGCTTGATTGGCTGCCTGAGCTATATCCCAGTTTTTTTGGTTGGTCTGTTGCTGGCCAATAAAGCCCAGCACACCACCACCAAGTCCAGCAATCGATCCAAAGTCCATATTAGAAGTGATCGATTAAGCCAGGTACAGAGTACATTGGCAATGGACGGGCTTTCTTAACGTCAAAGAAAGAGTCGAAGATAAATTGCTTTCCGTTTGCTGCTGAACCAACAGCAACAATACGGTCGACAGGTGGAGTATCAGCGATAAAAGTATCATTTAATGTCGGTAAAGTTGTGAACTTCTGGGCAAGATGCCATGCATCAATAGTGCCAGCTGCAGTAGATCTAAAGAGTCCGGAAATTCGGGAAGGATAATATCTATATTCCGCCCAACGTTCTTGATATCCAAAGACTGCGTCGTCGGTTGAGTTTCCAGTAACATAAATTTCCTTATTAAGCACAGCTTGTTCGCCTAACATGGCAAATGCAG